GGTGTCTGCCAGGTGCGCCCGGTTCAGACACCCGTTTGAGACCCACGTCACACCACGCACAGTGAGGCCCCCAGTCAATGTGACCAGGGGCCAGGCTGCGTCAGGCTCGACGGCTGTAGCGGAATGACTTCACCCTGGGCCTGATCTGCGCACTCACCGTGACCCCGGGTGTTCCGGTCTGAATGCCATGTTTGGCAACGAAGATGTCAATGGCTTCCTGGCTGGTGTACGCCTTGATTTCGTCGCTGCGTCCAGTGTTCACGCGGACTAGGTACGTCTTACGGCGGGGGTTAGGCATTGCCACTCCTCTTGCCTGTGACGGAACTTGCAAGGGTCGAACTTACCACAAGATCACTGTCTGTAGCTGACCACATACCAATTTTGGGAGGTGATCCCCTATGGCCAAGGGTGGTGCTCGCGCTCGTTCCGGTCCGGCGCCTACGTCGACCGAGCGTAGTCACAAGGCAAAGGCGCCCGACTCTAACGGCTGGGTGACCCTTCCCGCTGAAGGTCGAGACGACGCAGAGCCAGCCTTCCCGCTGGCCATGCCGACTCCCCGAGAGATGGAGCTTTGGGCCCGCCTCTGGGAGACTCCCCAGGCGGTCATGTGGGACCAGCTACACCAGGAATTCGAGGTTGCCTCTTACGTCCGTTTGCTGGTTCGTGCTGAGTCTCCCCGTTCCTCTGCGATCGTGTGGGGTCAGGTCAAGCAGTTCGCCGAATCGCTCGGTCTGTCCGTGTCCGGCATGCAGCGCAACCGATGGACGATCGGCAAGGTTGACCAGGATGACGACGAGTCGACCCGACCCGCTGTCTCCCCCGTTGCTTCCCTGACCGACCGACTGAGGGCGGTACAGGATGGCTGACGGTACGCCCCTGGTCGTCACGCTCGCGTGGATCGAGGCACATGCCGTTATCCCGGATGGCTTCCGGCAAGGTGAGCCGTTCGAGTTCCTGCCCTGGCAACTCAAGGTAGCCAGCAATTTCTACACCGTGCGGCACGGCGCCGAGGTGGGCCAGCGCTCTACTGCGTTCGTCTACCGGCGCGCGCAGGTCATCATGAGTCAGAAGAGCGGTAAGGGCCCGTTCGCTGCTGCCATCGTGCTTGCGGAAGCCGCAGGCCCTACCGTGTTCGCTGGGTTCGCCGAGGATGGCGACCGTTACCGGTGCCGTGACCATGGGTGCCCCTGCGGGTGGTTCTACGACTACGCCCCTGGTGAGCCCATGGCGGTCCCTCAGCCCACTCCGCTGATTCAGCTACTGGCCACGTCTGAGGACCAGGTGGCGAACGTCTACCGGCCGCTGACTGCCATGGTGAAACACGGCACGCTGGGCGCCATCATGAGCGTTCGTGAGGGGTTCATCAGGGTTGGGGATGAAGGGCGAATAGACGTCGTTACGTCGTCTGCCCAGTCCCGCCTAGGTAACCCGATCACGTTTGCCATTCAGGACGAGACAGGCACGTACACCGCAACCAACAAGATGATCAAAGTTGCGGAAACCATGCGCCGTGGTCTCGCCGGTATGTCTGGCCGCTCGATGGAGACGACGAACGCTTACGACCCTTCCGAGGAGTCGACCGCTAAGCGGACGCATGAGAGCAAGGCTGAGGACGTCTACCGGTACTTCCCGCAGGCGCCCTTGAACCTGAGCTACAGGAACAAGCAGGAACGGCGCAAGATTCACAAGGCGGTCTACTGTGACTGCCCGCACATCGACCTAGACGCGATTGAGGCTGAGGCCAGCGAGCTAGCCGAAACGGACCCTGCGCAGGCAGAGAGGTTCTTCGGTAACCGCATCGTTGCTGGCGCTGGTGCCTGGGTAGAGCACAACCTTTGGGAGGCTCGCGCCAACGGCAAGCGAGTTGTCAAGCCCAAGACGCCCATTGTCCTGGGTTTTGATGGTTCCGACGTAGACGACTGGACAGCCTTTCGCGCTGAGACGCTGGACGGTTTCCAGTTCACCCCTACGTACGGCCCTAACAAGCTGCCTACCATCTGGAATCCCGCTGATTTCGGCGGACAGGTGCCCAGGCTCGACGTCTCGGCAGCGCTTGACGAACTGGTTCGCCGGTATGACGTCAAGCTGATCTACGCTGACCCCCCTTACTGGGACTCAGAGGTTGACCAGTGGGCCGCTCAGTACGGTGACCGGGTCGTAATTAGCTGGTATACGCGCCGAGTTGTTCAGATGCACGCTGCTGCGGAACGGCTGAAGACGGACATCAGCAAGGCTGACACGCCGTTTAGCCATGATGGGTGCCCGATCACGTCCGGCCACATCCGGAACGCACGTGCAGCCGCTCGACCGCAGGGCCGGTACGTCCTGGCCAAGGCTGCTGCCGACCAAAAGATTGACGTTGCGGTTACTTCCATCCTGGCCCATGAGGCAGCGATGGACGCTGTAGCCGCTGGCATGTCTGCGCCTAAGCGCAAGTCCTACTACTACGGATCGTAAGGGAGGGGGCGACTTGGCCACCCTGGAAGAGGCTTCCGCGCTGGTTGACATTCTCGAAACCGAGCTACGTAACCGGCGCTGGGAAATCGACAGAAACGAAGCGTATTACCGGGGCCGACAGCCCCTTACCTTTGCGTCTGACCAGTTCCGCAAGTATCACGGTGACCGGTACAAGGATTTCGCAGACAACTGGGTTCAGGTCGTTTCCGACTCGCCGGTTGAGCGACTGACCGTTACCGGCATCAAGCCAGCGGGCATGACTGAGGCTGACAAGGAATCATGGCGCGTCTGGCAGATGAACGCCCTTGACGCTGACTCTCAGCTTGGCTTCCTGGGCGCCGTAAACAGCGGTCGTAGCTTCGTGCTGGTCTGGGGTAACCCGGACGACCCAGAGACGCCAGAGGTGACCTTTGAAGACGCCTCACAGTGCATCGTGGTCTACCAGCCTGGTTCCCGCCGTAAGCGCCGTGCAGCGCTGAAGCGTTGGGAGGATGGTGGGTTCGACTACGCCACGCTGTATCTGCCGGATGAGGTCTGGAAGTTCCGGCGCGCGCACCTGTCGACCCCCCGCAAGTCGCTGGTCATGTTGCAGGCTGACGACGAGATGGACGGTTGGCAGCCACGCGAGATGGGCGACGAGCCTAACCCGCAGGTCAACCCCATGGGCTGTGTGCCCATGGTCGAGCTTCCCAACAAGCCCATGCTGGTCAGCGACCCAATCCCGGACATCTCTGGGGTGGTCGCCATGCAGAACGCGGTAAACCTACTCTGGGCCCAGCTCTTCACGGCCAGCGACTACGCGTCGTTCCCCCAGCGCATCGTGTTGGGCGCCGAACGGCCGGTTGTCCCTGTGCTGGACGACAACGGCCAGATCGTTGGTGAACGCCCGGTAGACCTTGAGCGGTTCGCCGTAGACCGTGTGGCGTTCTTCACGGGTGACGACGTCAAAATTGACGAATGGTCCGCAGCGAACCTAGACGCGTACACCAGCGTCATTGAGTCCGCCGTGGGTCACATCGCTGCCCAGACTCGTACGCCCCAGCATTACCTAGTTGGCAAGATGGCGAACCTTTCCGGTGACGCCCTGATTGCTGCTGAGACTGGCCTAGTGAAGCGGGTCGAGGAAAAGCAACTGTGGTTTGGCCAGGCCCTACGCGAAGTGTTCGGACTAATCGCGCTGGCCCAGGGCAACGACAGCAAGGCCAAGCAAATTGCGGGTGGCTCGATCATGTGGGCTGACGCTGAGTCGCGTTCTCAGGCCCAGATGGCTGACGCGCTGCTGAAGCTCAAGCAGATCGGTTTTCCGTTTGAGTTCCTGGCTGGCCGCTATGGGCTTACGCCTACCGAGGTTGCTGACCTACTAAAGATGAAGGACAAGGAACTTCAGGCTGACCCCATGGCTGCGCTGTCCCAGATCATGACGCACAACCCTGACCAGTCTGTTGACCCGAACGGCGGTAACGATGTGGAGCCTACGGGCGAGACGACACCAGTTGGAGCGGGAACAGCTAGCTGACGCTACGGCCCGCGCAGTACTCGCCGAATGGTCCAAGGTCGACCCCAACTCTGTTGCAGAGAACTGGGGTCGACTGCTGCCCAAGGTAACCGCAATGGTTCAGGCAGGACAGATGAAGTCTGCGGACATGTCCAACGACTTCATGCGCGAGATGATCGGCGCACTTGACGCCGAGATTGACCCAGAGCAGTTCGCCCGACAGACCCCCGATGGACGCAACCTGATGGGGGTTCTTGCTCGGGCCATCCCTACGGCCATCTGGCGCCGTGGTGAGGGAGACAACAGCGGTACCGCAATGGCTCGCGCTGGCTCGTTCCTCAACATGGTTGTTCGTACGGTGGTCGCTGATACGGGGCGACAGGCTGACCAAGCCTCGATGGTCGGAAATACCAAGGTGACAAGCTACGTGCGCGTGGTGGAGCTTCCCGCGTGCGCCCGATGCATCATCCTTGCTGGACGCGAATACAGCGTCTCTACCGGCTTCCTACGGCATCCGAACTGTGATTGCACCATGGAGCCTGTGACCAAGAGCAAGTCTGGTTACACGCTCGACGCAATGGACATGTACGACCGGATGTCTTCCGCTGAGCGCCGACGGGTGTTCGGCGAGGCTGGGCAAAAGGCCATTGAGGATGGCGCCAACATCTACAGCATCGTGAACGCGCGCAAGGCGATGGGCACTGTTGAGATGTTCGGCAAACAGGTCCAGATCACCTACACCGGAACGGGCAGCAAGAAAAAGAAGCGTCCGCCCCGGTTGATGCCTGAAGAGATTTACCGGATTGCCGATGGCGACCGGACACACGCAATCCGGCTGCTCTACAAGAACGGCTATCTCCGCTGAGGCGGCGCGCACCGCGCACCTAGCACCTACCAATTTTGGTACCTGATACGCGCGCAATGCGCATGGAGGTTCAAGCATGCCCGAAAACCCGAACCCTAACGGCCCTGACACTGAGGCTGCGACCGCTGGTGAGACTGCCACGGGCGAGACGACCGAGCAGCCCACGGGCGAGCCTGGCGACGGTGAGGGCGAGCCAAACCCAGAGGGCGCCGACCAGCTAGGCGACGCTGGCAAAAAGGCTCTGGACTCCATGAAGAGCAAGTGGCGTGAGGAGAGGGATAAGCGGCGGGACCTAGAGGCCCGTATCGCTGCGCTAGAGGCCCCCAAGGGCACTGGCGACACAGACACCCCCGACCCGGATTCCATCCGGCGAGAGGCAGCGCGAGAGGCCACCACAAAGGCCAACGCGCGAATCCTACGATCGGAGATCAAGGCTGCTGCCGCTGGCAAGCTAGCCGATCCTACCGACGCTGCTCTGTACCTCGATCTAGACAAGTTCGAGGTTGACGAGAACGGCGACGTTGACGCTGAGGAAATCAGCGACGCGATCGAGGAACTACTAACCCGAAAGCCGCACCTAGCCGCAACGGCCCGGCCGCGCTTTCAGGGCACTGGTGATGGTGGCGCAGCGCGCAAGGCGGCTGGCCCTAAGCAGCTAACCCGAGATGACCTCAAGGGCATGTCCCCAGAGGCCATCAAAAAGGCCAAGGCCGAGGGCCGCCTAAACAACGTGCTCGGCATCAAGTAACCCCCAACCCTAGAGAGGTTCGGCACCCATGGCCGTTGACAGTTTCATTCCAGAGGTCTGGTCGGCAGACCTCATCGTTGCGCTACGTGAGGCCCTGATCTTTGGTCAGGCGGGCATCATCAACC